ATCATCCTGGAATATTACCGGGGGGGACGTGCTAGTGTCTCTAAAATACTCCGCAAGATTATCACTAATCCGATAATCCTCGGCGCTGTGGCAGCATGTATTGCAATCGGATTTAATATAACAGTGCCTAAATCAGTAGACAGAGTAATCTATTCGTTATCTGAGTGCACAACACCAATGGCGATGATGCTTCTAGGTGCTTCATTCAACATCAAGAGTGTAAAGTCTGGTAAGAGAAATCTCAGTATCGCTATAATTGCCAAATTGATAGTTCAACCAGCGATAGGATTGACTATTGCTGCGATGCTAGGATTTAGAGATGTAGAATTCGTATCGCTGATAGTGATGATGGCGGCACCTTGTTCAGTATCATCATATACAATGGCAGAATCAATGGGTAGTGACGGACGGAGTGCTGGTAATAAATTCGGCTCTGGGCTTAGCGGTGGTATTAGTAGTCAAACAGGCGCAGTCAGTGGGTCTGCATCTAATTTGAGAAATAGCGCTACCAATAGCATGCAAGGCGGTTATAACGGTGCATATAGCGCTGGTACATCAATTGGTGAGGGCCTTGGTGCTGGTATCTCTGCTATGGCTGGATATGTAGCTAATGCTGCAGCATCCATTGCAAGCGTAGCGGTTGCATCGGCACGCTCTGTGCTACGTATTAACTCACCTTCAAAGGTTTTCCGTGACCAAATTGGTCGAGCAATTCCAGAGGGTATGGCAGTTGGTATCGAGAAATTTAGCTACTACGTTGACGATAGTATGACTGGCCTCAGCAAAGATGTAATCAGTATGGGTAAGGACTTAGCTGGACGGGTCTCATTCAGTCCTGAAAGTGCGTTAGGCTTGACTGGTTCGCTCGCTGGACGATTTGGAACGACTGGATCTAATAGCGTGTCTAACTCTAGTGTTACTAACAACTACACGCTCAACGCTAACGGAACTGCAAACGATAATTTCTTTAGTCCAGAAAATATGCGTAGGCTACTACGTGAAATGGCATACTACACTAATTTAGAAGGAGGTAAGATGGCTTAATGAGTACATTTAATTTTAATGGCACAGATAGCAGTAAATACGGGCTACGTGTCACAAGTGATTATGTAATCAATTCCACTGGTCAAGATATTTCAACGGTATCAGTAGCTGGTCGTGATGGTGACTTGCTACTATCTAACAATCGCCTAAAATCGGTCACGCTGGAACTGCCTTGTACTATCTCCTCTAATTTGAAATTGTCAGATATTGAGGGTAATATCAGTAACTGGCTCAATGTTGAGGGTTACAAGGATATGACGCTATCATGGGACAAAGATTTTATCTATCGCTCTGCATACCTTGAAAGTTTTGAAATTGCTAGTATCATGCGACAGTTTGGCAAGGTCAAACTTAACTTTTTGACTTATCCAGTCAAATTTTACAAGCAAGGCCGTACCACTCAAACGCTTTCAAATGGTGCGACAATTAACGGTCTAGGTAATGTAAACGCAAAACCTATCATCACTCTTGTGGGATCGGGTGACTGCACATTAACTATCAATGGTCGCAAGACCAAATTAAAAGCCGTGCAGAACAAGATAACACTAGACATGCAAGCAAACCAAGTCTATTCTGGCAATCTACCAGCTTGGGATAAGGTTGTACGCTCTCCACAATTCCAGATGCCTTACCTAGATGCTGGACGGAACTTGATTAGTTGGGATGGCAATTTCACGGTGTCGATGATCCCGAATTGGGGGGTTAAGCTATGAGGCCAATACTATTTAATAAAAATGAGACGGTATTTGATACCTATGGTCTTGGTGAGCTAAATGTAACTAAGGGAACTGTCACAAGGGAGCGTAACGGGAATTATACGATATATGCAGAAATTCCCGTGAATGACCCTATGGTCGCTATCCTTGAAAAAGAGATGAAGCTGAAAGCTGATGCTGGGCTACGCACCAAAAATCAGACTTTTGAAATCTCACGCATCGTAAAAGATAGCAGTAACATTGTTAAAATCTATGGTCAACATATCTCGCACAAGCTAGAGTATATGGCTATCAGAAATGGCGCGATCTTGAATGGCACTGCATTAAATGCTTTGTCGATCTGGAGAGGCGCACTAATCGGTGATTATCGGTTTGATGTATGGTCTGATATCCAGACTACTGCCACTACTAAATTAAGTATTGACAGGGTAACTAATGCCCGTCTTGCCCTTGGTGGTGTAGAAGGCTCTATTCTTGATGTTTGGGGCGGTGAGTATGAGTTTGACAACATGACAGTCAGACTACACAAGCAATTAGGACGAACTGCACCCACTGTATTAGAGTATGGTCGTAACATCTTATCTGCTGAAATAGATGAGGCAATCGAAAATGCTTATACCAGTGTGTTACCTTTCGCAACGTACACACCAGAACGGCCAGAAGGTGACACAAGCGATGACCAGCCAGACCCTATCACGGTTACTATCCCAGAAAACTATGTAGACAGTAAATACAAGGCCTTGTATGCTCATAGACGCATTAAGGTTGTCGACTTCTCAAGCGAATTTAGCACTGATAGCAAAAAGAAGAACATTCCAACCGCTGACAAGTTGCGAAAACTCGCTACTGACTACATGGAACGTAACGCAATCGGTAAGCCTAAAATCAATACCAAAATCGAGTATGTAGACTTAGCCAAAACACTAGACTATGCGGATCGTGCTTGGATTGAAGAACTAGAGTTATGCGACATCGTTCCTGTCTACTACCCACAGATTGGGCTGACAGATGAGACTGCCAAAGTTACCACGGTTACTTACGACTTTGTGAACGAGCGGAATGCCAGTGTAGAATTTGGCGAAATTGGTACGAATGTGCGTGCCGCTATGCAAAGTGGTCTTGCTGGTAAGGTTGACGAAATTGCAAAGGCACAACAGAACTTTGAGAATAGCCTACCTGACTATCTACTAAACGCTCAAGGGAATAAGGTCTGGTACAACCGTCCAGACGAGAATACCGAGCATAAAGTTGGTGATATTTGGTTCGAAAAGAATGGTCTCTATGACCGTATGTATGTTTGGAACGGGTCAATGTGGGAGAAACGCATTGATACAGAAGATGTTGATAATATAAAGAAAGAGGTTGAGAAGAAGCTAGCAGAGAGCAAGCAAGCTACTGACGATGCTATGGATCGAACGAGAGCAATAGCTGACTTAGCGTTACAACGATCAGGGTCTGATAGTATCGAGCTTGCTTCAAAAAAAATCATTAAGCAGGTTCTGGACGGTAAACTGTTTGACAGCAGTTTTAAAAAAGCCGTAAATAAAACGTTTGAAGAGGTCGATAACGGAAGTACGATTTATGGCAAAATCTCCAGCGAAATCGAAAAGAAATTTATCACGATTGATGCCACAGATAGCCGTTTTAGACAAGTGTCTGAACAGGTAGACAGAAAGGTTAGTGATGCAGTATCTGGAATAGATGGCAAAATCTCTAGTGTTGACAACAGGGTATCACAGACTAACAGAGCGTTGACTGAGGCAAGGTCTGACTTAAACCAAGCTAAAACTGACATATCAAACACTAGGTTATACATACGGGATGCGAATCAAAAGATTGATAAAACAAATCAAAAGATAAGCAATGTAGATGATCGTGTGGATAGAACTAACCAAAATGTCACACAAGCTAACGAACGAATAAACCAGACCAACCGTGATTTAGCAAATACCAACGCACAAGTAGAAGCTAACAAGCGTCAAATTGAGGTGCAAGTTACTAATTTTAATGCGGTTCGAGAGAGTACGAAACTCTTCGAGCGAATCTTGGGCACAACCGAGGAAGGCGCACCCGATAAGCTATCACGATTGGTCATGTCTAGCGAAATATTTCAGACAGAGGTCGGGAAGTATGTAGTAGATGATAACAACCTAATTGTCAATTCAGATACGATGGATCAGCACGTTTTAGTGAACGAAAAAAGGCCCGGTGTGAATGTATCTGTAAATAATGGAGTATTTACAATTAAAGCACAGGGCATGACGTCTTATAACTTTTCGGGGTTCACGCTTCCGATTTACGTTCGTAAAATTTATAAAGGCGAAACATATTCAGTCGGTTTTAAATATCGTATTCGTGGGGCGATCGACTATGACTGTAACATCATTATCAAAAATCACATTTTGAATCGTGCAGCATTTACGACTACGTTCGCAAGGCCAAACAGTCCTGTTTCTGACGAATGGAAAGAATATCAAGGGACATTTTATATGTCTTCAGATTTTGAGTTCGGCACACATAAAAACTTACCTTTCTATGTTTATGTCACCAAAAATGGCTGGATAGAAATAAAAGAAATCATGCTTGTCCGTGGATCTCGTACTGGTCCATACAAACCGAGTCAGTTTGACGACGCTTTTGCTGAAACAAAGGCCCTCGGATCGCAAATGACCTCGAAAATCAGCGAAGTGTCGGGCGCAACGGCAGAAGCAAAAAGAGTGGCCATTGACGCTCAACAAAAAGCGATCGAAGTCGCGGAACAAGCCAGACAAGCGCAAGCCACAGCGGAAGCCACACGGACGCAAGTGACACAGCTTGCTGGCTCGTGGGCAGTGAGAAACCTTACCAATAGCGGTGATGTGCTTAACTCAATCAATTTGCTCGCTAACGGCACGAACCGGATCGATGGACGGCTAACGCATATCACTGGGCAGACTATGATTGATAATGCTGTAATTAAGGATGGGATGATTGCTAGCGTATCTGCTAACAAGCTAACCGCTGGGACTATCGACGCTCGCGATGTTAATCTAATCAACTTAAACGCAGGAAGCGTGACGTCTGGAACGTTCAAAGGGTTGACATTTGAAGGTGGTATTATTCGCGGAAATAACGGAAATACCGAAATTAATTTAAATAGCAACATCACAACCTACAACGGTACAGCTAAAATTGAGTTTAAATCACCCGGAAACTCGCTAGAGTTTAACTCTGGCGGGCGCAAAGCATTCCTAGCACCTACAGTGGCACAATACACTAATTACGCAGCATTTGCTCTAGGAGTGAATGACAGAGGAGAACATGACCCGAATAGAAATTATGTCGGACTAAAGATTTTCAATCAACCAAATTCGAGACAAGTTGAAATCATTGGTGATTTAATGCTAACAAGCTATTACAATCAAGGTATTAAGACAACATCCTTGAGGGATCTATTTAGACTGATTGACGACAATTTTAAGAGGTTGAAAGACTTCCGTGTTGCACATGGTGAAGGTTCGCCTGGTTTTTGGGATATCGGGCTATCATAGAGAGGAAAACAATGAATACAACAGATAAAATCATCAACGAGCTAGCGGTAAAAGTTGCCAATTTAGCCGTAGAAGTAGCGAATTACAAGGTCTTATACAACGAAGCAGACGAGGAATACAGACGCGTTAACGATATATTAACCAAGTTTAATAACGTTTTAGATAGCGACCAAGCACTCAAAGAGTTGTTTGATGAAACAGCTCAAAAATTAGAAGGATAAGAGGAATAGAAATTTATGGAATTTAAAGTTATTAACAAATACTTACAAGAAGAAGGCCGTACCTTCGTGTCAATTCGCTGTTCAAGCCCTTATACAGCGTTTGAACGCGTTTTGGTTGGTGATCGTACCAACGAGTCAGACGAAGCATTGATCCAAGCAGTCCTTGGACAAGTAACAACCGAGCTAAACCCAGCCGAAGGCGTGAAGAAATTGCAAGAGGACTTGCACACACAGGCCCAAGACTATGAAGCTAAACTTGCCAAAAAAGACGAAGAAATTCAAAAGGTGAAAGACGTGGCAGAATGGAGCGTACTCGCTCGCGTAACTGACGTCGATCGTCCACTTGATCCAACAGTCTTTAAACGTGGCCTTGAGCTAGTTGACCTTGGTAAAACAGGCGTAACTTATCCAGCACAAGCTATCTTTGCGCTCGAAGATCCAAACCATACCGAAAAATTCCAGGAAGGTAAACGTGTCATGGTCCAAGTGAACCAGCCATTCACTTACAAAGGCGAAACCTTGGAACAGCTCGAAGCATTGCACCAAAACGGAAAGATTGGGATCTGGAAGTGGACTGAACCAAAAGAAGACGAGCCAAAAACAACGGGCGACCTTGAAACTCAACCCGTTCAATAAAATCACTTTCACTACAAAGGAGGGACTATGACATGGCTTGATGTATTTGAGAGGATTATACATGAAATATCTCAATTAGGCCCTACAATCGGACTCATTGTTTCCAGCTGGTTTGGATTGCTTGCTGGTAGGTCTGGCAATCTCAATAAACAACAGTTTAACGAGTTAAAGGACGAACTTGGAGCAATCCAGCACTCAGTCAATGATATCCGAGAGGTAGGAGAAGATAATAACAAAAAGATTAGTGAGGTCAATGACAAGCTAATCGTCCATGATGAGGCTCATTTAGTCACGATGTATCTACGGTTAGAGCGTGATATGACCGTCGCAATCAACCGAGGGTACACTACTGTACATGAGTCTGATATTGTGCATAGAATGCATGAGAATTACAAAAAACTTGGCGGTAACGGCCGCATAGATAGCCTATTTGCCAAGTTTAATTATTTAGAAGTGAGGAACTAAAATATGAATAAAATTAACTGGACAGTACGTTTTAAAAACCGTGCATTTGTAACACGTTTTGCGCTTGCCTTGGTATTGCCTATCTTGGCTTACTTTGGTATCAAATTCGAAGATTTGACGAGTTGGGGGGCAGTGTTTGCCCTACTTGGTAAGTTTGTTTCAAACCCTTACCTTGTAGGTTTAACAGTATTCAACGCATTGAATATCGTTCCAGACCCTACTACCGCTGGGTTGGGCGATAGCACACGAGCTTTGGGCTATAAAGAACCTAGCCAAGATTAACATATTTCTACTAGCGACTATCTATTTCTGGGTAGTCGCTTTTGATTTAAGAAAGGAGCAGTAAATGGCTACTTTAAATGACATTTTAGGATATGCAGAGGGTTTGGCAGATGCTGGAACTGGCGTATCTATGAGCAAGTGGGGTATGCAGTGTGCTGCACTACCTAATGCTATCTCTACTTACTTTTTTGGTAAAACCCTCTGGGGCAACGCTATTGACTTGCTCAACTCTGCCCGTGATTTAGGTTACGAGGTGGAATATAACGAGGCCGGAAACGTTAATAGCAAACCACGAGCTGGTGCAGTATTCGTCCAAGAGACCACTTACTTATTTGGCCATTCTTACGGGCATACTGGCCTAGTCATCGAAGATAGTGACGGTTACACCATGCGTACCATCGAACAGAATATTGACGGTAATGCAGACGCTTTGTATGTTGGCGGTCCAGCACGATATAATACCCGTGATTTTACCGCTATTGTTGGATGGTTCTATTTCCCAGTGGATGGTCAGCCAGCACAAGTAGAGCCTATCACACCATCAGAGCCTCTCACAGTCAATTCTAGCGAGTTTAACCCAGAAGAGGGTACATTTACCGTAGAAGTATCCGCACTCAATGTACGGGCTTCTGCAGGGCTTCTGGGAGAGATTGTAGCAGTCTATACCGCTGGTCAAGTTATCAACTATGACGGATGGCTAGATAATGACGGATACATTTGGATAACATACATCGGCGCATCTGGCAATCGTCGATATGTAGCAGTGGGTCAATCACAAAATGGTAAACGCATCACAGACTTTGGCTCTTTTGCCTAGATTGTGAGGTGGAAAATTGAGATTAAACTCAACAAACTTAAAGCAAGTGGGCGGTGGGCGTATCGTTAAACAAGGCGATAGCGCCTCTCTTTTTGAGTACAAGCTACTTGACGAAGACCACAAGCCAGTAGAAGAATTAAACGGCACAGATGCCAAAATAACGCTATATAATGCAAGTGGTAAGGTAAGTATAGATACAACGGTTACTAACTCTTGTATCGCCTTTAAACTTGCTAAACCACTACCTATTGGGCTATACACAGTCGAAGTTGTAGCGGGTGGCTATGTATTCCCTAGTGACCGTAGAACCACGCTAGAAGTCACACAGTCAGCGGATGAATACCAACCAATCGAAATGATTGAGCTTGGCCGTCTTAACATTCGCGAAGAAATCGCGTCTTATATGGCAAACCATACAGTATCAGCATATAATGACGCACCTTTGACCAAACGGATTGAAGCACTTGAAGCACGTCCACAGGCTACAACTATCGACATCGGGCCGTTAGAGCGGCGCGTCCAAGAGCTAGAAAACAAGCCGGCACCAACAGCACCAGCAGTTGACTTGAGCGCCTATATGACATCAGATAAGGCTTATCAGACTTTCGCGACGTATTCTGCGTTGCAATCTCAAATGACAAGCAACATCAAAAATAAACATCTTGAGCTTGGGATTGATGCTCTGATCGATGACAAATTAAAAAATGGCGGGAATCCATTTGTTACAAAATCAGAAATCCCAGTTATTGACACAAGCCAGCTTGCAAGCAAGAACGACTTGGAAGAATTAAAGCGATCGGTAGGATCTGGTTCTGGTGGGTCTACTGCATTTGGTGATAACTATCCTTATGATGGTGACAATATCAACATGCTTCGAAACATCCCAGTTGGATCTACATATGTCGACCGTTTGAAGAAAAATGGAGCTGTCAAATGGATCAAAACCCAGATGTATGATGCTAACGCTACTCGTGATCAAGCTAAAAATTGTTGGCGAGTGTTATTTGGTGATACTGGGGATGTTAGAATGCCCATGACAGGTTCTATTTTAAACACTTCGACACTTACATTCCGTCGAATCAACAATATCGTTGAATTGACGTGGGGAGGATTGACGTGGGGCTGGTTTGGTATCAAACGTCGAGGCGCTGTAGGATACGAACCACATCCGTCAAACAAAGAAAAATTCGTAATAATCGTTCGATCAGGAAATATTAAATCAGGATTCATTCCTAATGGATCAAAACTCGGATATATTATGAATGATGCGGGTATTACTCAAGGAACTTTCTACGTTTCTGGTCGTACAGATGGTAGTCATGTTCGCTTACAATTCCTGAATGACGTACCTACGGATCGCGACATTGGAGATTTACGATTTACTAATATGACCTATACCACAGATGATCCGTGGCCAGAAACTTTATAATTTTATAAACATATAAGACACACAACCCCCCTCTATTTGAGGGGGCTTTTTTTATTGTGTTTATAACGGCAATTGTTGAGATTGTCTATTACAACGGAAAAAAGAATTTTAGTGACGCTGATTGAAATGCTTGTTGTTTTGCTGATTATCAGCGTTCTTCTTTTGCTCTTTGTTCCGAATTTGACCAAGCAGAAAGATTCGGTAACAGATACAGGAAATCGTGCGGTGGTCAAAGTTGTAGAGAGTCAGGCTGAACTCTACGAACTCAATCATACCAATGAAACAGCCAGCCTTTCTAAGCTGGTGACAGAAGGGCAGATCACCCAAAAACAAGCAGAGGCTTATCGAGCCCATTACAAAAAGAATACAGGTGATCAGCGTGCGGTTGCAGATTAAGGCCTTCACCTTGCTAGAAAGCCTGTTGACATTGGGAATTGTAAGTCTTGCCTGCTGGCTTTTATCAGGATCGATCTATCAAGCCTTTGATCAGGTGGAAGAAAAGCTCTTTTTTTCTGAGTTTGAGCGGGTCTACCAAGAGACGCAAAAGATGAGTATAGGAAGAGAGGAGAAAGGGATCCTCACCATCGATCAGAAGGGGGTCCGTAGCCCTTATCAAGAACTTTCCCTTCCGAAGGGTGTTCAACTTATCAAAGAGAGCCAAATTGTCTTTGATGGAGCGGGAGGAAATTCTTCCTTGACTAAGATTCAATTTCAAACGGAGAAAGAGGTGGTGACCTATCAGTTGGCGATTGGGAATGGAAAAATTAAGAAATCAACGACTCCGCGCTAG